CTTCATAGGGCTCTGCGAACTTGGCATCAAAGTTGCCCTCTGCTGCATCTTTGCCTGGGATGAATGCGTTGACATCAACGGCTGTCTTGACCTTGCCCTCGCTGTTGACGTAAGCACGGTGACGGATGACAACTCCCAAGAGCTTTCCAACGAGCGTCTGCTCTGCTCCGTCCTTGTCCTCATAGACAAATGCCTTTGCACCCTTGCCCTGGGCAGTGTTCTCAACTGCTTCTGTGAGTGCTTTGTAACGCTGCTTGCCAAAGTCTCCTGTGAAGTAGAGTCGGAAAGAGTGTCTCCAGTCATTGGAGGTGTCTGCAAGATCTGCTGTGAAAAGAAATGACTTGGCTTCTCCATTCCAGATGTCATAGACGAACTCAAGGTATGGCTTCTTCTCGTCTGTGTGGTCCTTAACACGTACAATTTTTGCAACATATCCGCCTGGCTCAAGCATAGAAGAGCCACCGTTAGAAGCTACTACCTTGTCAAAGTTACCGAATGCCTTCATTTTGTTTCTCCTTAAAAAATAGTGAATTAAATAAATAGGGAATTAAGCAAGTTGCTTCATATCCCAGTAAGAACGAATAGTGCTGTCGACCTCTTTGAGGTCATTGTCAATTACCAGGTCATCAAACATTCCCATTGGGGATTTGGCGGGCGTTAAGCCGTCTGTCTGTGTGATGAAGTGATAACCCGTGTCATCGCGTTCTGTGATGAGTACGATTGGAAACATTCCCTCAATGCACAGTTGATTGTCGAGCATTTTGCCAATGGTCTTAGGCTTGAGCCTTCCTGCATCGTCATAGTCAGGATGCATAAAGAAGTAAACGATTGTGTCATCGTTTGTGTTGTTGGCTGCTTCCAGAAGTTGCTCAAAGTCAACTGCCATTGATGTGAACTTGTCATAGCCTTTCTCATTAGCCTTTGCGAAGCTTTGGAATGCCATGAGGTAATTCGCATCATCAACTACATACGCTTTGAGCTTGTTAGCCTTGAGAGACTGCTTCATCTGAGCGTAGGTTGGATGGTCAACTTTGCTCATCTTTCCCCGGAAGGGAAGTGGCTTTCCTGCCACATTGAAAATGCCAATCTCGCCAGGCTTGAAGTTTCTGAGACTGGTTGACTTGCCTGTGCCAGAGTGTCCTAGCACAAGAACTGATACTCCCATGATCTACTCCTTCCTTAAAACTTGTATTCCTTCTCCGGGTGTCCTGCTTCGTGGTATTTGCCATGAAGTCCATTAGCCCTTACACACTCCATGAACGCTGGCATGCGTGACTCATAGACACAGACATATTCGTGGTAGAACTCAACGTATTCTGTGCCAGGAGCTGTTGTGTGCTTCATGGTTGGCTTGCGCTGATAGAAGTCCCATGCGGTCGAGTGGACCGCATGGAATTGAGCAGGTGTGTACGTGTAGAGACCAAAACAGACCGAGTCAAAGTCAATGCGCCAGATTCTGAGTAACCGCACATCTTCTGCATTGGGCTCAACGTACTTAGTCGGCTCTGGCTGCTTCATCTTGCTCAGCTGCTTCATCTAGGAAAAAGCCAATGTTTGCGAGCTCACGCTTTGGATAGTAGCGGGATGCATGGTTGCAGTAAGGACACCTAAGACGCCAGCCATGCTCATCGTGCTCAAGTTCAAAGGCTGTGTCTCCCCAACCTTCATTGAGACATTTAGGGCAACCCATTAGTACCTCCTCATGTAGCAGCCTTTGAAGCGTCTCCACTCAAGGATTAAGCCAATCGCATTAGCCTTTCTTGAGCCGTCATATCCAAGAGTGATACCCTCGTCCTTTGCGACTGCTTTGATTTCCTTCATCGTCATCTTCTCAAGACGCTCTCTGTCTTCTGCTTCTTTTTGATTCATTAGTGCTCCTTCCTTACAAGCCTGCTTGTGAGGATGAATGTGAGCGCAACCGTTCCAACTCCAGCTGCTACTGCAATGACTGCGTCATCACCCGTTGCTGGCAGAGCTGCTTTCTTAGCCTTCTTTACTTTCTTTGTTGGCTTAGCTGGCTCCGGTTGTGGCTCTGGGTCTGTGTCCTGTGGAGTAGGCTGTGGCTGTGGTCCTGGATTAGGCTCTGGAGTAGGTGGAGTCTCCGGATCTGTTGGCTGCGGACGATTGTCACCGTTGCCGTTACCGCCAGAATCAGCTGCAACGTAAGTCCAGACACTCGAAGCCTGCTTCTCAGCTGAATAGAGCGTGATGGAGTTCTTAATACGTGGATTCTTGGTTGTGCGGTAAATAAGGAAGTACTGCTCACCGTTTGCCATTGCATTGTGCAGGTTCAGAGTGAAGGTAGACCCGTTGATGGTTGGCTCATCAATCTGTACTTGATTCCAGCCGTAGGAGTTGTCGATTGCGCCGTATTCGTCCATGTGGACGCGGTAGAGCTTGAAAGAACCGGGCACATAAGAGCCAGCTTCGATTGAGTCTTCCAGGATGACATTGGTGAGGTTCATCTGGTTGACGTTAAGACGCACCTTCCACTCGATTGTGTCAGCGTCTGTGTCTGCAACGCCCCACTTAGCAATAACCTCGCCTGTGAGCACGTTTGGACGCTCTGTGTGAACAGTGAATGTTGCGACTTGACCAGTAGAAGTCTGAACAATTCTCAACTCTTCATGATCTAGTCCGTTGTCCTCTCCAATCCACGTTGCCAGCCAGATAGAACCCTTGATATTGTCCTTGCCTTCAACGTAGTTGGTGAAGGTGACGTGGCATGTCTGAGTGAGCGGGTTAATCTCAGCAACTGCGCAAACCTCACCGTCTGGCGTGTAGAGGTTGAAGCTCGAAGCTGCGTCATCTGGGAAGCGTAGGGAAGTTGGAAGCTCAATGTCGAATGAATCGCCATTATGCAACTCTTGCCCTGTAGCGTCCCAGTTAATATTCATGTAGAACTTCGAGTGCAAGCCAACTGAGTTGACTGGTTGCTTATCTAAGTTGGTTACTTGGAAGCTTGTGAGCTGGACTGGTACCGTCTGTGCTTGTGCGATGCCTGGAATAAAAACTAGGCACGCGAACACACAAACAGCCAGCCATTGAAGAAGTTTCTTCATTGGTAAGCCTTTCTATTAGGTTTTGAAAAATATGGAATTAAATAAATACTGATTTATTGCAGAAGCTCGTGACTTCCTGCAATCATTGCTGTGAGCGTCTCCAGCGTCATTGTGACGTAGGTATCGCCGAACGTTTTCTCTCCAACTCCTTTGCGCTTATGAACTACTAAGCCAAATTCTGCGTCTGCGTTTCCACGCTCAACCTCAGCTTCTTTAAGCCACTTAGGGAGTTCCATACGAGCACAGTTCTTGCACTCTACGACTACGGGCAAACCACGAAAGAACACGCCCGCGATGTCTCCTCTATCGTGTATGCCAGCTGTGGTTCTGCGCTCAATGCCAGCTCCTAAGCGTGAGCTAAGGTACTCTGCTACTTGACGCTCAAACGCTGTGCCTTTTTGCTTCTGTTTGCTCAATCTTGCACCACCTCTGAGCTATCCTCGCTCTGACTGTAAAGGCAACCGCGTATAATCCTTGTGCCGCAGTTGAGACAATACATTGGAGAATGTGGAATACCAGACGTTTCATCCAACAATTGCCCGCAATTCGAGCAATGGATTGTATATCGCGGCGTTCCGTCGATGTCATCAGGCTCGCGTCTATGTATGCCTTCACATGTAGGGTCTATGAGGTCGGCTAGGCGGTTAAAGAAGAATTCATATGGTTTACCTTGTGCTCCTATAGCCTTGCCGATTTCATAAATTGCCGTGTCTGAGGTCATACAAAAGCCCCCATTATCGTTCCAAATTTTACGTAGCTTCTTCGCCACCTCTTCACGATTAGTCATCGCTATCACCTGCGTAATTTAACGCTTTGATTAGCCTGTCAAGTGACGCAATGCATTCATCCATAGACGAGATAACACGTTTAAGGACTAGGGACTGGGCTTCATGGAGTTCATCAAGTTCCTTAAATGTAGATTCAACTTCTTTCTTAGTTAGCATCGCTATCACCTAAGCTCTCGAGCTGGTCGGCGATTTCCCACAGCTTCGCTGTCGTATCTTTGTTCATAATGGCGTTTTGTCTTAGAGCGTGTCTAATCTCGCCAGCTAATGACGCGATTGTGACTGGCTTTTTGTGAGCGAGTTCGTCAGTTTCAAAGAGAACGCGACTATTATTGATTAGGTCAACCACAGAGAGAATTTTTGCGTTAGCCCTACTAAACGCATATCCATCGACTATATGTTCGGTGCCATCAGATTCGTATACCGTGTCACCTCTCTTAAATGGTACGCCGTCTTTATCGACTGGCAACTCCAGCATGTTTGACGTGTCGCATAGGTCGATAATGCGGTCTTTAAGCGCTTTTAGATACTCTGTGTACTGCATAGCGTATGGCGCGCGACTACCAAACAAAAGTTTATAGAACGGCAAATCAGAGTCACCGTAACTTTTGATTCTCTCAATGGTTGCTTCGCGCTCTTGTTTAGTTAGCATCATTGCTCCACTCTAATATTTGTGCACTTGTAAAATTTATCCGCGTCGAAATAGGGCATTGAGGTAATCGCTGCCTTGCTCTCGTCGCTTAGGCTCTCCCACCACGCTTGACGGTCGGCTTTCTCGAGGTACAAGAACCCGCCGGTAGTCTCATGCTCCGGGTGCTCTGCTTTTTCGTCGTCTGTCATATACTCGCTATATTTCCAGGTAAGACAGTCTGACGGTATATGGCAGAGCAAGTTATAAGCTCTTGAGTTGCGGAAATCGCTAAAAGTGATGTCGGTTTGATGGTCAAAGAGGCGAATTGTAGGCTCGGTTGTATTACAGTAGCCGGAGTTGCAGTCGCCGGAGTTCCAGTCGCCGGAGTTACGGTCGCCGGAGTTCCAGTCGCCGGAGTTACGGTTGCCGGAGTTACGGTTGCCGGAGTTGCAGTCGCCGGAGTTCCAGTCGCCGGAGTTACGGT